TCTCAAGAAAATGAATAGCCTTGCGAATATCTTCAAGGCCGTTTTTGTCCCGCCACCGGGAAATGTATTTAACCGCAGTACCTTCTAGATAACCAAGCTTGTTCGCTGTGATGAAATCCCATGCTTGGATAGCTTGCTTCTGGTAGTGGGTACCTCCGTATTGTTTACTGTTCGCTGACATATGTATACCCCATTTTACGTAGTTCTTGTAGTTGTTCTAAAGTGTAAACAGATTCCACAGGAAGTTCACCATCTAGATATTGTCGATAGTGAGGAGTAATTGTCTTACCCTCCCCCTTAGGAGCATCCTCTCCAAACTTAATAGGCTTACCGAGATATAGCCAAGTCATTGATATTTCTTTCTTAGATAGGCCAGAGACACTGGCATTAGATCAAATTGTCCATCATTCACATCATGAGCTACCAAAATACCACGCCAATGCTTGTTGCCCTGTGGACCCATGTAATCCTCATCATGCTCATAAGCAGAGCCACAGATGATGGAAGTTAGGAGAGCACCATCGGCACGAGTTGCTGTGGCAATCTGAAGACCCTGCTGGTGACCTGCAATGGAACTCATATTGGTTTTACGCAACTGAGCAGCAGCGGTAGAAGCAGGTCTGCCAGCCACACCTGTTACAAAATAATGGCTATAAGCGACACCGTCGAGAAGTAGAACATCCAAAAAAGGATGAGTTTGCCACCCGGCGTTTTCAAACGAGAGATGATCGAGAGACAAGACACCTTCAAGCTTTGGGTCATTGTTGACAGCTTTGACAATACGATTTTCATGGTTTCCATACAGCATGTGCATTTCAGGTTTATACTGTGCCTTTTTCTTTTTAGCTAAGGCAGCATTATGTTCCTTAATGGGAGCAAGGAGGGTGTGCATAGCCTGATGGGAAGCTTCAATGTCCTTAACATAACGCTTACCCTCAAAACTTTTCTTACCAACATCATAGCTCGACAGACTTTCCATATCGGCAAAGTCTCCTAAGCACACAATCTTTTCAGGCTGCTTCTCAACAATGTACTTGCCAATGAAACCTAAATAATCAGTGGAATGTCCTGGTTTAACCTGACAGTCAGGAATAATTAGATGTCTCAATCTGGCATCTCCGTTCGCCATTGATGGTTGCAAATGGGACAGCGGTACTCAATGTAATAGTCGCTATCAGCGTCTGTTTCATGCGCTTTCGGATGTACCCACATTACACCTGGGGGAGTTTTCATTTGCGAATATGGGTCTTCTTTTGTACAGATACGACGAAGACGTGTCATTGCATTGTACCTTCTGTAGCTTTAAACTCCTCATACTTGATTCCAGGAACTAGAGCCATTAGGCCCATAGCAAGCATACCATTCAACCCAAAAGACACAACCAATGCACTTTCAGAAGCAGTTAGTTCACCTGAGAATTGCACTGTCTTGTCGTCTAGCTCAGTCACTGTGTTGATTTTCATTTTTACTTTCAATGATCCACTTAGAAACTGCTCCTTGAGAAACAGCATGTTTCTTTGCTAAAGTGGCTTGTGTTACGTTAGTATTATTGTACTCTTCCACCACAATTTGTTTTAGGGTGGAGGCACATACTTGATTATGATGCCGTGTAGGAGACAATGCCTTTTCTATAGGCCATTTCCGAAGTCTTTTTTGTAGGGAGGCAAAAGAGAGATTTAATTCTTCTGCCCATTGCTGCACAGTTTGAGATTTACCTTCAAAGGAAACAACAACATTAGTCCTACGATTGTTTGCTTGTTCTTTCGGTGTCGCCCATTTACAATTATCTTTACTATAAGAGGCATCATTATCTTTTCGTTCTAATGTAAGACCAGGAGGCTTAAGTCCCATATCAAGAAGAAAAGCATCATAACTTTTTTCCCACAAAGACTCTACAGAAATACCTCTAGCGCCATGAGTATAAAATCTCTGGCTGTTTTTGTTAAAACAGCGTCTTTTCATATCTAACCAGCACTGGTAGGTCGCTCTCTCTTGTTCTGAATGAAAAGCCTTTCTCAAAGTGTTTTCCTTTTGTGTGGTTATATAGTGGCAGGGTTTGCATAAAACTTCTAACTCATCTGCCTCACAGTAAAGACGCTCAATAAAAACATCCCAAGACACAAAGCCTTCTAAGGACACTACGGGCAGTCGATGATTAACTTGAATGTCGCGGCTGCTAAACTCTTGCTTACAATGCTGGCATAAATACATCTGAGCAAGGCGTCCTGTGGCTGGATTAATCTTACGTTCTGTTTTAGCGTCAGCCAGCACCATATGTTTAGGGGGCCAACGTCTTGTACCAGACCGAAGAGTGCTGGTAATGAAGGACTTAAAACGTCCCTCTGTCCATTTACCATCGTTCCACTTAGTACGCTTAGCCACCAACGTACTTCAACTTTGTCTCTAGCTCTGGACAATCTGCTCCAGAAATAAAGGGCTTACCTGAAGGCTCCTCACTAGAGTTGTATTGACCGTCTTTCAGCCAACTCATTGGCACCCATTCCTTTTGCTTATTATCATTGTCGTAGGGAGTGTAAGCTCCTAGCCACGGACGAGCATTACCAGGAAAGAATGCAAAGATTACGACTTGACTTCCTCGTCGGGTTTTAGTAAAGAATGGAAGTGAGAAAGTACCTCCGTGGGCTGGGTCGATTGTTTTAATATCCATAGTAGTTGTGCATTCTTTTCAAAACGTTCTTTATCGTCGTAGAGGTCAACTACAGCATTGTACATATCCAACTCGTTGTCAAACGAGTTGATTAGCTTTGCTGCCTTCACCTTACCAATGCCCTCTACACCCACAACATTATCACTGACGTCACCAATGAGAAGCTGCTGATAAAACCAGCGTAGCCCGTCCATTGGTGTTACATAAATGTGTTGTGCAGGCTTCGTCCACTTTTTATACTCACGCTCACCATTAGCAAGTTTCTTCACTGTGGTGCCACTGAATTCCCATTGATAATGATTTCCTGGTAGTTGCAGGAAATCTTTGTCAAGGGAGATGATGGTACAAGCCCTATCGTCAAAGAGACATTGTTGACTTGCAATGCCAATGGCATCATCCGCCTCAATGTCTTCTGTCACACTAGCCCCCCAGAAAAGGACTAAATGTTCCTTAAGAGTTTCCAGCCATTTAGGTTTCTCTTGAGTTCGATTAGCCTTATATAAAGGGTCTAGTTCTTTACGATAGCTCCCACCACCACTTAAGTATGCAGCGTGTTCTGTAGAGTTAGTGCTATGAAGCAGCAGACGCATAAGCTCGTTAATACGAAATACAGCCACGTCTTCTGTTTCATTCTCTGTTCCTGCTGCACAACGATAAGCTACAAGGTCTGCATCAATTAACGCAATCATTTCACACTTTTAACAAACTGGTGCAAGAGGGCACCCATCAAATCCACCTTCTCTTCATTATGGTCGGTTAGACCTATCGTGAAGAGCATGGCATGGAAAAGTTCGTGATAGAACGTTGTCTCTTTAACTGCTGGCTTAAGCTCCTTACGGATTTTGATGGTTAGAATGTCTCTATGACATTCACCGAGGCTGGACAGTTGAGAGGTTTCCTCAACTGTCCAGGTGCTCCCCATTAGCTCAAAGCTCTTGGGGAGATGCATTAACCAACCTTACTCACTGAATAACCAAAGTCACCAATGGAAGGATTGGTAGTCATGTGGCGTGGGATGCCCCCCAGATGCTTACGGATGCGACTACGTGCATAGCGACGAGCCTCTTCATAAGTATTGAAACGCTTGTTACCCGCGGGACGATTGTTCTTGAATACGATGTACATTTAGAATACCTCTAGACCGTCTTCGGCATTATCGTTAGGAAGAGAGAATAGGTCTACCTTCTTCTCGGCAAATACCCAATCTGTTAGTTCTTGGGCTAGTGCCTTAATACCCGGCACCGTGGGCTTTTCTTTGTTCAGTTCAGCAAACTTAAGTGCTGCTGTTAGTGAACTCTGCTTGACAATGAACACCTGACGCTTTGCACGTTCTTCTGGAGTTTCGTAGGTGCTCTTAGCAGCAGGAATTGTCTTTACCTGTGGTGCGTAGCTAGTAGGAGCCGTTGAGACAACCGCTACAGCTGCATCAGCGGGAGTGAAACTGGTCCACTGCCAATAACCCTTGTCATCCTTCTCCGTTACGACGTCGAAGAACATGCCAACAGAGGCATCAGCAGCCTTCTTGAACACCTTGGAATACTCCGTGATGTTCTTGGATTCAACCTTACCTTGGTCAAGGTTCTTGTAGGCAATTTCACAGTTTTGGTAGGGCTTACCAG